TTTTAGCCGCACTTGTACCACTAAAAAAACTCCAACTAAGAGAACTGACGGCAACCCTGCTTTCTATATTTTTAAATTCTGCTTCCCCATTATCATTTATTCTCCATCCATTTATGCCAGACTCATAGTTATTACTTCCAACACTAGATACTACTTCATTTGATTCTGAATGTTTTTGCCACTTTAAAGAATATATATTGTTATCTGATTTTAAAAAACTAATTACATTATCTCCATGTACTTGAGTAATCATTTCACCATTACTCATTGAAGAAAAATTAGCAGGACTTTTAATAAGTATATTTTCTAATTCAGCCATTATGCACTACTTGTTTCTGTAATAACATTACCAAATTGTATAGGTCTATATCTTATAGCAATACTCACTATTTCTAAATAACAAGTTGCTGTACCATAACTTGAGATTCTTAATGAGAAGCTTCTGCACTTAATAGGGGATGAAGGCGTTATTTTTATTATATTAACATTGTCTTTATTAGCTACGCCAGATAATGCTTGATTTGATACTAGTGCATTAGAACTGCTATTTGGAACATCATTACCATCTATTTCGTATTTAACATCTATAGCATCACTAGTGTCATCAGTAATGTATTCTATGTCTATTTCATAAACTTTCTTAAATATATTAGGTAATCCAAAATCATCATCTTTTGTTGTAACAATAAAAGCAGAATTTGTAGTCGAAGAAAAATCTAAAGTATATAAATCAGTTGATGTGCTACTACTATTATTATCTTCTTCATCCCCAACTACTATTATGCCCCCATTTGGATTAATAGTTACGTTACTAGAATCTTGCATTTCAGTGCCAGTAAATGTTACCATATTTGTTATACGAGTATTTGAGCCGCCCGGTAACGTCCACCCCGGTGAAGTTGCTAATGGATAACCAGAAGTCCAGCTTCTTGTATCTAAATCAAACATTCGTACAGTTGAAGCATCTAGAACTGTATCTACAATTACCAATTTATTAGAAGTATTATCCCACCCAACTGCAGGGCCATATCCATCTGTAGGGTAAAAACTAGTCCAATCACTAAAACTTACTTTTTCTGAAATTAAATTTACTGGTTGATTTTGAGTAAATAAATATAACCCGCTTTTACTAGCCCAAGCTACTCCTAAATTCGTTTTTACTACGCCCCAGTCTCCGTTTATTCCCATTCCTTCATGTTTACCCAATAATCTCCAAGCAGCTTCATTGGGATGAGATATGTCTATCAAGTATAATGAATTCTTTTTAAAAGCAAATAATACACCATTAGAATATTGAAGAGCAGTGAATTCATCTCCATCATTTCCAGCTATTTTCAATTTATAAGAAGATGGGAAAGTGTCATACTTACCAACAGGTGTATAAAATATAGCATCTCCCATTATTTTGACAACGCCACTGTCGGGGTCTATATAATTTACATTAGCTACAAATACTCTTTGACCTGCTAATACAGATGTTTTATACCCATATCCAGCTGCTTCTCCAAAACTAAGAGCATGCTCACTTGGGGAAAAACCATTGAGATTTTCATAACTCTCTATATTCATTTTTTTAATTGTATATAAATCGCTTTTAAATCCTTCAAAATTCTCGTCTGTCCATCCCATATCTTCACCACCATTAGCATCTTCATTAACAGCCCAATCATCATAATCATCAATAGTAGTTATTCTAGTCCCGCCACCAGCAAGAGTGTTATGCACTCTATAATCCATATCAATTAATAAAGACCAAAAATTATTACTACCAGCTTTTCTTATATAAACACGTCCACCAATAAGTCTTTGATTAATATATGTGTTACTTTCTCCATCATCACTTAATCCTGAAGTATGTACCCTAGCATATATAACTTCGTTTGAGTCTATTTGTAAATTATCACCTAATAATTTTACTAATTTTGATTCTTGGTTACCTTCATATATAAAACTTTGCGCAAACTCATATTCACCTTCTTCCCAAGCTCCTTCTGCGCTGCCTCTACTTTGTTTTACTTCTAACAATATTCCATCACCGGGAAAAGGATATATATCAAAAGACCTTCCATTCCAACTAGCAACTGAATTTGTAGTTGTAGTTAAATCTTGAGTTGCCTCATCATTAACAGCTGTAATTTTCCAGACATCATCGCCTGCCTTATCATAAGCCACTAACCATCGACTACCCGAAGTAGCTGCCGCAACTCCAGTAGTCCATCCTTGAAAATTATTTGTATCGTCAATTCTTGTCCATCTTGAAGATGCGGCAGATTCATCTGATTGGAAAACTATATCTATATCAAAAGTATGAGTCGTTACACCACCTATTGTATAAGTGCCATTGTAATAAGTACTGACTCTAGTTATTGCTACAACATCCCCATTTGACAATCCATGACTATTGGATGTAATTCTAGTTAAATCAGCTGTTGTTGCCATAGATGCAATTATAGCAGTAGAAGAACCTGTTGAAGCGTATATTAATGAAGTTGTGTCACTCCCTGTAGTAGCAGTCCCAGATAATGAATTAGTGTGAAATCCAACAGTAGGGGGAGATAGATTATTATCTAAAGAAACCCATTCTGTGTCTAATTCAACTCCTAATAGTTTTTTCTTAGTTGTGTCTCCAATTCTTCCAAACCATTTAGTAGTATTATTACTATTAAAAGAACCATCAGCAACTCTTAAAGCTCCATCAGCATAATAAAATTCAGCACGAAGAGCCGTCCAACTGCCCAAATCTATGACATTATCTTGCCTCATGTGGTCATCTTGGTCAGCGGCATCATTATATCCATATATATCGACTTGGCTTTGATTTTTATCAGCTATACATAAATACTCACTTTCTCTTGCAGTAATAGTATTAGCGGTATCTGAATATGAATAATCTGATTTAAAAGTAAAAAGACCTCGGCCGGGAATAACCATATTGCCCGGCATGTCTGACAATCCCCCTATTTTGCCAGTAGAGGCTGATGGGGAACTAGTTCTTAAAACACCTCTTTCATCACAAAGAACGCCACTTGCTTCTACAAGTTCGTTATTCTTTATAAATTTTGCATTAGATTTAGAATTGACTCCACCTGAAAAATCCCTATAAACTTGGTAAGTCTTAGGCATTATTTCTTCTTCTTCTTTTTCCTTTTAGGTGCCATTTTTTTTCTTCCAGCTTTTTTAGCTGATTTAGATGGTCTTCCTCTTTGCGTTCCGTATGTTCCTTTACCTTTAGGCATAACTATTTACCTCCAAATACACCTTCCATCATATCAGTAACAATATCCATGACTCTTTCAAAGAATATTTGTTCCTTATCTTCTGATACAAATGGAATGTCTATTTTATCATTAATCTTAGTAGCAAGCATATCAGAGAATTCATCAGACCTAAGATGTCCCATAGCTTCATCTTTCATTTTGTCAGCTTGCTCTTCAGCAAGTTTAATTAGCATTGATTTTATGTCCATTATAGACTCCTTTTTATATTATGTTTAAAGTCTTCAGTAATATTGGAGTTGCAAAACTAACAACACCAACAATAGTATATACTTTTAATTTACTGTCTTCAAGTGTCCTTACCCTACCATTAAGAGCTCCAAGATGTTGCTCAATTTTACTAAGGTTTTTATCTATTCTTGGCAATCTTTCTTGTACAGTTGTCTCAATCTTTACAACTCTTTCTCTTAAATCATCTCTATACGCTTGCAATTTCACTTTTAATTCCTACCATTAATTCTCGACACAGAACCTTTTATTTCCATTAATACATCAGACATATCATTAATTTCTCTTACAGAATCTTCATGTCTCCTGTCTCTAGTTTCGTCAGATTTATTCCATCTGTCAATTAATTTAATCAACATACCTTCCATGTTTTCTAATGTCTCAGATTGACCTTTGTTTTCAATTTGTAAATCATTAATTGACTTAGCTTGGTCTTCTGACCTTTTAGCATTTTGATAGACCATAAAAACAAACATACAGCCAACAACACCAATCATTCCATATTCTGCGTATAATGCTAAAAATTCATTCATTCTTCATATTACCTTGTAATTTGGTTATTGGATTGCCATATTTCGCACATTTTACTTCTTTTTACGCTTACCCCAACTCAATGGGTTAATATTAAATTCTTTTTCATAGAAGTTTACTTTTTCCTCTAATTGCTCTCTTTGTATCTTTTCTTCAGCCATATGCTTGTCAAGTAAGTTTTCAATTTTAACATCAGCGGAGAGCATTTCATCCTCAAGTTGTCCCAACCTTGACTCGATACGCCAATAACCATAAACAAGCATGCCGACCAAAACAAGTAACTGACCCAACCATTTGAGATTAATACTAACGATAGCGTTGTCATCAACAACAGTACCACGATAGCTCCTTGCAGTTTTTGGGTTAGCCATTTAAACATATTATTTGGTGATTATAATCCCACATAAACATATTTTATGGGGATGTCATAACTTGTAGAAATAACTTCATTGTAATTCATTTTTTGAATATCCTTAATTTAAACCAATTAAAAACTTTTTTAAAAACATTTTGTTTTTCTGGAGTATCAGTTTTTACATTCATTGACATTATACGACGCTTAATCCTATTCGTCCTTCTCATCCTCTGTAAGCTATGCATGTTGCTGTAGAGTCTGTATGATTAAGTATAGTGGCAAAGTTGCCATAAAGTATCTCACCCGGAATTAAATAAAAATATGCAGAACTAAGATTGTCTCCTATATTGCAAGTTGCCTTCAACTTTAAAAACTCCGATGTTCCGCTGCTGTCTTTACCAAGTGCTTGAATAGCAACCCAAGAACCTGAGTCTGGACTAGAATAATTCGTATCATGCTCCGATATAAGGTCAAAGCCTAATTGACCTATTGCTAACGATGTAGCTTCAGCTGCTGTATATTTTTTAATTCCTATATTAGCCATATTATACCTTTAAATGTTTTGCTTGAAAAGGGCCAGATGTAAAAGTAATTCTTGAAAGAAGTTCTGCTTTAGTTTCACTTCCACCATAAGCAACTCCACGTTTATCATAGAAATCTTTTATTTCTGCTTTAGTATTACTATCTGTAGGATAATCTGATTGTGTAGTAGCGACACCATTAATGATATGATGACTTCCTACTATCAATCTACCATGTCCATCACCATGCTTTTTAGCACATTCTGATACATAATATTCTTCTGCAACTTTAAAACTATTAGACTTCTTAGCTATTGTACCATCTACATCAACAAAGTAATCATAAGACGAAGGGTAAGTCAGAGTCTCAGTAGACCCATCTGCATATGTTTTTGTGCGAGTAGCACCGGTACTTGTATTTCTATGAATCCTAACTCGATGACCCTGACTACACCTTCTTACTATCATAACATCACCCACCATGCACA